CAATATGGTTCACGTAAAGATGGTCAAGATCGTGTAACAGAAGATGTAATGGTCACTATATATTCTCAACAATGGGGAATATTAATGCCAGGTTATTTTCATGCAGGATCTGGATGGTGGAGAGCACGACCTCTTCAAGTAGCAGATGCGGGTTCTATATTAATTGGTGAACCAAAAGAAATGATGTTATATTATAATGATGAACGACTAGCTAATATACAAGCAAAAGATATTGTAGATCTATCTGATAGTGAATTAGAACAATTAGCAAAAGATCAACGTGATGCATTATATAATTTACATCCATTAGATAAAGACACACAAAAAGCGGAGTTAAATGCATGTCTAACATATTAATTGTAGGTGCTGGATTTTCAGGTGCAGTTATTGCTCGTGAATTAGCAGAAGCTGGTCATACTATTCATGTGATTGATAAACGTGATCATATTGGCGGTAACTGCTATGATTATATAAATGAACATGGTATAAGAGTTCATAAGTATGGTCCACATATCTTTCATACAAATAATAAAGATGTTGTTGATTGGGTTTCTAAATTTGGTGAATGGGTACCATATTTTCATAAAGTAAAAGCTATTCTAAAAGATGGTCGTTATGTTACACTCCCTGTTAATAAAGAAACAAAAGAAATAGTTGGTGAAGAAAATGTAATTGATACTTTCTTTAGACCTTATACTAAAAAAATGTGGGATAAAGATATTGAAGAATTAGATCCTTCTATTTTACAACGAGTTCCTATTCGTGATGATATGAATGAATTATATTTTCCGAATGATGAATATCAAATGATGCCAAAGAATGGTTATACTGCTTTATTTGAAAATATATTTGAGCATGATAATATTAATGTAGAAGTTGATTTTGAATATGACAAATCAATGAATGATGACTATGACTTTGTATTTAATAGTATGCCAATTGATCAGTACTTTGATTATTGCCATGGTGAATTACCATATCGTTCTATTAAGTTTCATACAACATCAGTGCCTTCACCTAAGATACAACCAGTACCATGTGTAAACTTTACTCATTCTGGTCCATATACTCGTATGACTGAATGGAAAAACTTTCCAGAACATGGCGAAAATGAAGAGATGACTACTTTAACATATGAAGAACCATGTGATTATAAAGATAATAATATGGAAAGATACTATCCTGTTAAAGATTTAGAAGGTAAAAATAGAGATATATATAAATTATATAGAAATATGACACCAGACAATATGGAATTTATAGGTCGGTGTGGCATGTATGTATATATTGATATGCATATGGCTATCTCTTCTTCATTAGCAACAGCAAAGAAATTTATTGTACAAAAATTGAAAAAAGAGATATAATTATTATAAATATGAAAAATAATATAAAAGTTGGTTTCACTTGTTCTACATTTGATCTGCTCCATTCAGGGCATATTGCTATGTTGAGAGAAGCCAAAGAACAATGTGATTATCTAATATGTGGTCTTCAAATAGATCCATCATTAGATAGAAAAGAAAAGAACTCTCCGGTTCAAACTGTAGTCGAACGCTATGTACAACTCTCAGCAGTTAAATACGTCGACGAAATAATAGTTTACTTGACGGAGAGGGATTTAGAAGATATATTGGAGATGTTTCATATAAATGTTCGTATACTTGGGGATGAATATCGTGACAAAGATTTTACGGGCAAAGATATATGCAAAAAACGTGGTATCCAGTTATATTTTAATAAGAGAGATCATAGATTCTCATCTAGCTCTCTTAGACAATTGGTCGCAGAAAAACAACAATAATAAACAGAAGATGGAGTCGGTATGGATGATGTAGTTCATGGCATCAAGGTTGACTATTCTCGTGATTCGCTGTTTGATGAACTTGGTCTAACAAGACTAAGAGAATCTTATATGATGGATGGTGAGGAAAGTCCGCAACAAAGATTTGCATATGTGTCAAGTCAATTTGGGTCAGACCCAGAACACGCACAAAGGTTATATGAATATTCAAGTAAGCATTGGTTAAGTTACTCAACACCAATCTTATCATTTGGTAGATCAAAACGCGGTTTACCAATATCATGTTTTTTAAATTTTATAGATGATACAGCAGAAGGTTTAGTTGAAAACTTATCAGAAACTAATTGGCTATCTATGCTTGGTGGTGGTGTTGGTATCGGCTTCGGTATCAGGTCGGCGGACGATAAATCAACAGGTGTTATGCCTCACCTCAAGATGTATGACGCATCCAGCCTCGCTTATCGTCAAGGTAAAACAAGGCGAGGTTCATACGCCGCATATTTAGATATATCTCATCCTGATATCTTAATGTTCTTAGAAATGAGAAGACCAACTGGCGACCAGAACATGAGATGCTTAAACCTCCATCATGGTATTAATATTCCTGATGCATTCATGGAGATTATTGAAAACTCTATGAAGGATGCAGACTATGATGATTCATGGGAATTAAAAGATCCACATTCAGGTGAAGTTGCTGAAGTTGTATCAGCAAAAGAATTATGGCAACGTATTTTAGAAATGCGTATGCAAACGGGTGAACCGTATTTACACTTTATTGACGAGTCAAACAGGCAAATGCCGCAATGGTTGAAAGACAAAGGATTAAAAATCCATCAATCAAACCTATGTTCTGAAATCATTCTGCCGACTAATGAAAAAAGAACAGCGGTATGTTGCCTGTCCTCTATTAACTTGGAGTATTATGATGATTGGAAAAACAACAAAATGTTTCTCAAAGATATGGCAGAAATGCTGGACAACGTGTTGCAATATTTTATTGACAACGCTCCTGATACCATTGCTCGTGCTAAATATTCTGCTACTATGGAGCGGAGCATTGGTATTGGTGCTCTTGGCTGGCACGCTTTATTGCAGCGAAAAAATATCCCTTGGGAATCCGCGATGGCTACAGGCCTCAACAAAGAGATATTCTCAACTATCAGACGCCGCTTGGATTCAGCGAATAAACACCTGGGTACAGAACGCGGTCCATGTCCTGACGGGAAGGCCGAAGGAGTAAGATTTTCGCATGTAATGTCAATTGCTCCAAATGCATCTAGTTCTATTATTATGGGTAATACTTCACCAAGTATTGAACCATTTAGAGCTAATGCTTATAGACAAGATACTTTATCTGGTTCTCATATGCATAAGAACCAATACTTGGATAAATTAATCTTAGATAAGGTTAAAGATCCTGAAAAGTATGATGAGTTATGGTCATCTATCATTGCAAATGATGGTAGTGTCCAACATCTCTCTGAACTTGATGATTGGGAAAAAGATGTATTTAAAACTGCGATGGAGATCGATCAAAGATGGGTTGTACAACACGCTGCAGACCGTCAAGAGTTTATTGATCAAGCTCAAAGTTTAAATGTATTCTTTAGACCTGATGCTGACATTCGTTATATTCATGCTGTGCACTTCTTAGCATGGAAACAAAAACTTAAGACTATGTACTATTGTCGTTCTGATAAAATTGCTAAAGCAGATAGAGTTGCCAAGCGTATCGAACGTGAGGTAATTAAAGAAATTGACTTCCAGCAAATGACGGAAGGTGAAACTTGTTTAGCATGTGAGGGATAAATGAAAAAACGACTATTGAAAGAACTTCTTCTTAAGTTCATTGAAAGAAGAAGAGCCAAGAAAGCTGGCGTATACATAATAATGAATGGTAAAAAAGTATATATAAAAGATATATATGAAGCAGAAGGTTATATTAACATCGAGACAGAGGAAAAAATAAATGGCGGATAAACTATCACTAAGAGACGAAAGATCATACTACAAACCTTTTAACTATCCATGGGCATTTGATGCATGGTTAAAACATGAACAATCACATTGGTTACATACAGAAGTACCAATGGCAGAAGATGTAAAAGATTGGAAAAAGAAATTAACCAATGAGGAAAAACATTTCCTTACTAACATCTTTAGATTCTTTACACAAGGTGATATTGATGTAGCCGGTGGCTATGTTAAGAATTACTTGCCATATTTCCCACAACCAGAAATAAGAATGATGTTAATGGGTTTTGCTGCTCGTGAAGCATTGCATATTGCAGCATACTCACATCTAATTGAAACACTCGGTATGCCTGAGTCTACATATAATGAATTCTTAGAATATGAAGAAATGAAGGATAAACACGATTATGTTACCGAACTCAGCTCGAAAAATGGTGATAAAGCATCGACTGCCGCTCATATTGCAGTATTCTCCGCTTTTACGGAAGGTATGCAGTTGTTTAGTAGTTTTATCATGCTTCTTAATTTTCCTCGTCATGGATTAATGAAAGGCATGGGCCAAATCGTTACTTGGTCTATTGTTGATGAAACTCAACATGCTGAATCTATGATTAAGTTATTTAGAACTTATATTGAGGAAAACAAAGAGATCTGGAATGATTCTCTTAAATCTAAAATCTATTCAATTGCAGAAAAGATGGTTGAACTTGAAGATAAGTTTATCGATCTTGCTTTCTCTCAAGGTGATATGAGAGATTTAAACTCAATTGATGTCAAAAAATATATTCGATATATTGCTGACAGACGTCTTATCTCTTTAGGTATGAAAGGTATATTTAAAGTGAAAAAGAACCCATTACCATGGGTAGAAGAAATGATTAATGCTCCAGTACATGGTAACTTCTTTGAAAATAGAGTTACTGATTATGCAAAAGGTGCATTAAAAGGTTCTTGGGAAGATGTCTGGGGTACAGCACACGCTGCATAATTATAAATAATAGTATATTGTAATAAGGAAATATATGGCTGTCAGACATTTTGTTTGTGAGCACTGTGATTCTCATGGTAAAATTACGGTGAAAACAAATGACATTAATTCAGATGATATCGTTTACTGCCCTGTGTGCGGCGGCGATATCTTTGAAGATGACGACTATGATGAATAATGTGGTTATACAATGATCAACCCTTCGACGAAACACCGGAAGACTATCAAGGATTTGTTTACCAAATTACTGAACTGGATACTGGTAAGAAATACATAGGTAAAAAGTTCTTTTGGAAACCTAAGATACTTCCTGTAACTAAGTCACGTAAAAGAAGGGTAAGGACTCGAACAGAGTCCGATTGGAGAACTTATTATGGATCAAGCAAAGAAGTACAAATGCTTGTTGAAGATAAGGGCTCTGACAATTATAAACGAGAAATATTGCACTTATGTAAGACCAAAGGTGAGTGTTCCTATTGGGAATTATATCACCAAATGGTTAACCACGTCTTACTCAAAGATGACTATTATAATGAATTTGTCGGCGCAAAGATTCATTCAAAACATCTAAAAATAGAGGAAGGAGATCTATAATGATTATCCTTATGTTTGTAACAGCGTTAACATTATCTGTTATTGCTGCTTACTATTCATTAATGGGTTTAGCTGCCATATTTGCGGCAGCAGTAATACCTATCCTTGTTATGGGAGGAGTTCTAGAAGCCTCAAAGCTTGTTGTGGCCTCTTGGGTTTATAGAAACTGGAAAGAAGCTCCATTCTTACTTAAATCATATCTAACAATTGCTGTAATAGTCTTAATGGTTATTACATCAATGGGTATCTTTGGATTCTTATCTAAGGCTCACTTAGATCAAGCTGTACCAACCGGCGATTATGCTGAACAAGTTTCATTTATTGATGAACAGATTGCTATTGAAAGGGAAACAATTTCAAATAGTAAAGCTCTCATCAAACAAATGGACGATGTTGTTAATCGTAAGATGGAATCAGAAGGTCGTGAACTTAAAGATGAAAACAATAATACTTATGTAGAAGATGTTGCTGAACGTGCATTAAAGATCAGAAGATCACAAGCAAGAGATCGTTCTAGTTTAACTAAACGTATCAAGGCATCTCAAGCTAAGATTATTGAGTTACAAAAAGAAAAGGCACCACTGTCTAAAGATCTACGAGAACTTGAAGCAGAGGTTGGTCCAATTAAATATATTGCTGCATTAATATATGGTGATGAACTAGATCAATCATTATTAGAAAAAGCTGTACGTGGTATGATAATATTGATTGTTGCTGTATTTGATCCATTAGCTGTACTTATGTTAATTGCTGCAAACTGGTCATTAAAACATAAGCAACCCCTTGCACCTCAACCACCAAAAAATGGTTTAGGTCCCATACAAAGACAAGTTGCAAAAGGTCCAGATGTAAAAAAGCCTCAAGCTGAAGTTCTAAAAGAACCGGTGAAAGAAACTCCAGCTAAAAAACCTAAATCATTACGTAAACCTTTAAAAAGGAAGTGGTTACAAAAAGAGGAGGTTAAACCTACACCTCCTCAACCACGTAAACCATCACTTGAGATCTTTTCTGATGGAAAACATGCATTTAAGGATAAAGATCTTTTATAAATAATATAAACTGATATACATTATGCTCTTTTGATCTATATACGTTAAACTAATCGAGAGAGTAAAATGAAACGAGAATTATTCAAATTCGCGGCCTGTATTCTATTGGGTACGCTTTTATCTATTACTGTATTTGCTGAGACGAATACTGTTACATCTACAGTATCAGGTACGGTAACTGGTACAACTACAATCGATCGAACCCCATCTACAGCGATGGCACCAAACATTATGATTAACCAAAACGATATGTGTAAATCTGGCGTTGGCGCTGGTGTACAATCTTCTGTTATTGGTTTAGCATTAGGTGCTACAGTTGTTGATGATAACTGTGAACGAATTAAATTATCACGATCATTATATCAAATGGGTATGAAAGTAGCAGCAGTATCTACACTCTGCCAGGATGCACGTGTATTTGATGCAATGATGATGGCCGGAACTCCTTGCCCAATTGAAGGTAAAATTGGTAAAGAAGCTATGGCATTATGGGAAGATAATAATGAAAAAGTTCCTGCAGGTTCAAGCTGGAAACCAGTTGTTCGTGAAGAAGAAGTTACAGTAACAACACAACCATATACAACAAATCCATTAGGTCAACGTAACTAGTGAAAGATACAGTAACAATAGTAGGTATTTTACTTCTTTGCGGAACGTTTTTCTATATGATGGCAGATGCAAAGAGTTATGAAATCGGTGGCACTGGTCCTGAAGGTGGTACAATTACTGATATCCAATCTTCAGATCAAGTTACTGGTACATCTACTGAAATTACTGCTGATGGCTATGAAGTTACTACAACCACTACAGAAACAACTACAATTATCTATGAAAATGTAGATAACGAAGTAGTCACTACAACTACCACTACAGAAACAACCGAAGGCGTTTCATCTGGTGATGTAATAAATGAATCTGCATGCGGTAACGTAACAGGTTCTACACTTAATCATTGTGCACATGTTCATATGGATTATCAAGGTGGTACATGGGACTTTGAAGTCAACCTTGCTGATTATTTAAATAGTAATGAATGGACAGATGGTTTCAATATTAACCAATCGATATATGGTTATGCATGTACAAACCAAATTGGCGGTGATTGTTCTTCCGGAACACTTGACCCTCTCACAGTAACTATTACAGTATCTGATCCTGTATCTGGAGAATCATATCAATCAGCAGAAACATTTTATTTAGATAATACATGGAAAACTTATGAATCTTCAATGAGTATTGGAGAAAATAATCTAGGTAGTAGTACAACGATCGATTTATCTTATTATGGTATTGATGCAGGTTATTGGGGTGGATATTATGGTCCAGTCTTACAATACCCTGAACTAGAAATTATTGATACACAGATTACAACAATCACACAACAAATTACAAGTATTGTTACAGAACAAGTATTAACTACACTCACAACATATGAAGATACTGTCGTAAGAAACTATATTGGTTCTACTACAACAACATCAGTTGCAGATGTAACATCAGATCCTACTTCCCCTGCATCACCAACAAGTGTTGTATCTTCTACACCAACAATAAGTGTCAATGTATCTACACCAACTGCAACAGTAAGTAGTTTTTCAATGGATGCTTCACCTATGAGTATGAGTCCATCTAGTTCAGATTCAGGTGGAGGAGCTCAAACTGCAGATGCTGGAGGATCTGGTGGAGGTTCAACAGAATCTAGTTCTAGTTCTTCTTCAAGCAGTTCTAGTTCTTCATCATCAAGTTCTAGTGGTGGAACTAAAACAGCAAGTAACTCTAAATCAGGTGGTGGATCTAAGAGTGATAGTAAATCAGATAGTAAAAGTGATTCAAAATCAGAAAGTAAATCAGGTGAATCTAAATCTGAAGGAGAATCAAGCGATGAGGCTAAGACAGAAGTAGCAAATGCCATCGCACAAAGAATTGTAGCTGATATTGCTTCTGGTACTGGTGATCAGGCAGCAGCATTAGCAGCAATGGCATCATTAGGAGCAAACCTAGTTGATGCTTCATTATTTGATCTTGCCAACTTTTACGTTGGGGAAGACATTTATATAAATAAGACCATAGAAGATGTTTATGGGGTTGCCTTTACGTATGCGCAAGACAAACTCATGGATAAAATGGTAGAACAGCAATATCAATAACGGGAGATGATTATGACTGAAGAAGTAAAGGGCTACCACCCAGCAGATACAAATGGTGATGGTGTAGTTTCACCTGAAGAACAAAAAATGTATCTGGAATTTAAACGAAAAGAATTAGAAGACCAAGATGCAATGAGAGATGCTCAAAGAAACATGGCATGGTTTGCATTATTTGGTATGTTACTCTACCCATTTGCTGTTGTACTTGCAGTATTATTAGGTTTAGATGGAGCAGCTAAAATCCTTGGTGATATGGCTGCAACATATTTTGTTTCTGTTGCTGCGATTGTAGCTGCATTCTTTGGTGGTCAAGCATTGACTGCTAAGAAACCTGCTGCTAAATAATATAAATAAACCTTTCAATGAAGGGATATTATTATGGCAAAGAAAACAAAATCAACAATTAAAGTAGCTCACGAACCAGTTTTTAAAAGAACAAGTCAAGGTGGGCGTAAACCAAAGATGCAGACTATGAATAAAAATAAGAAAGCATCTTTTAAGAAATATAGAGGTCAAGGGAGATAAGATGGAAATCGACGTAGGTGGAATTAAATTTAAAGGCGGTAAAATCTTTGTAATACTCACAGCGTTATCAACTGCTGCTGGTATTGTATGGGGAGCTGCCATGTTCTGGAAAGACTATATGGAAATGAAAGAACAAATTCAATCCTACGTTGCTCCTGATTTATCTGAATTTGACAAAAAATTAGCAATCATAGAAGAAAACTCTGCAAAAGCAGTTGACTATACACGAGATATTAAGAATGATCTTAAAGCAGACATTCGTAAACTTGAAGATGTAGTTGAAACTGTTGAGCGCTCAACCAAGCAAGCTCAGCGTGATATGGATAAGGATCTCCGTGAACTCCGTAAGGATATTGACATGAAGATTAAGAAAGCATTAGATAATCCATTAGCTGGTATGGATGCTTCGGCAAATTAATATTGTACATTAATTCATAATTTTGATATAATACTATTATATGTTAGTAATAGTGTTACAAATTTGTTACAATTTAATTACATAAAACTGTTTACATTAATTAGAAAACAGTATATAATGTATATAAATGGTAAACAAAGGAGATAGATTATGAGTTTTAGTGCAAAAGAATCACTTAAATTTTACAAAAAATATAGTTACGATCAATTAGTAACTACTCTATCTGACTATCATAAAGACATATTTGGTCACCGACTTGGTATGAACGGTGCACCATTAAAAGATATTCTAAGACAGTTACTGTTCTTAGATAAGTATACTGCAGATCCTCGTAATCGAGCTGAATTAGAGGCAAATGGATGGATTTTTGATGACCAGAAT